ATTCAGTTTCGGCGGAGAAGACGAAGTCGAAGAAGAAGGCAATAAATTCCTTCGCACCGAGAAGAAGGATGAAGATGAAGACGAAAAGGAAGTAGTCGAAGAAGAAGGCCATTATGAGCAATCCACTGCAAATCTTGGTGCTGGTGAAAAGTTAGCAAATCCTGGTTCTAAAGTAGTTAAGAGCAAGCTCGGTGCTCGTCCTGGTAAAGCAGGCACAGTCAAAACTTACGACAGCTCTGGTAAACTTACCGCAGCTCCAACTTATAAGAAACAAGAAATGTCGGTTAAGTCAAATATCAGTTCGGTAGGTAAAGATCTATTCTAATTGATTCAATAGTATGTAAAGCAAAAGAGGCACCTTTCGGTGCCTCTTTTTTTGCTTAAAATTAAAAACCAATTTCTAATTAAACAGGAAGGATATCTTATTGTTCAAGAATTTACTTGTTTTATTCTTGCGTATATAATCCATTACGGCATTATGAATAGGTGAGTCTTTTATCATAATTTCTTCAGTGTTATAATCAAATACGTACAGGTTGTCTTCTTTATAGAACTTAAACGGTAGAGGTATAGAAACGACTTCTGTAGTTGGCTTATTTGTCTTAATAAAGAAATCTAAAGAAAATGCATTAGATTTTAGAATAATAAACTTGCCTTGTTTAATGGTTGTATTTCCAAAGCCTATTTTAATCTGACTTTGAAAGAATAGTTTAAATGTATCTTCGATTTGTTCTATAATCATGAGTTCATGAATTGAAGTTTTTGCTCAGGAGTCATTGGTCTTATATTCTTATCGAAGTATAACCAAAAATCATTTATCTCCTTGTCGTTTGATACTGGTATCTTAGTGATTATCTGTGAATTAGATGCACTGAACAGACGAAAGCTTTGCCATAAAATATCCCACACTAAGATAAGGTCTCTTGATGCGGGATTGAATCCTAAACCTGTTATACCAGAGCCATATCCGGTAAATCCAAGAATTGCTGATCCTTTAGGGCTATTAAGTAGCTTGGGGCTGTTAGTAATAAAAGCACGTCTAGTATTAGGTGCGCCGTTTTTTGGCCGACGGCGAATGAACTTGGCTTCAAGAACATAATTACCTAAAAGGGTACTATAATCACTAAAACCAGCCATATTAAGCTACAGGATCCTTTAGTTTAACTTTACCAAATAAGCGATCTTCATTAATATAATGAACTGTTTGGCCTTTATACTTTACACCTGGAATGCCTCTATCATTTGGATATTGAACCAGGTCACCTATTTCAATATAGTCAGCTACTTTCGGTCCTTTCATTAAAACCTTGCCAACACGCCATGCATTATAAGTTATTGCGGGGTCAACATATATTGAGCCGCGTTTAATATAACCTTCGCCGTTACAATCTACGGGTGATAACATAATGATATCATCGAACAGGGCTGTTACTTCGTAATCTTCCGATATGCTGCTATTCTTATAATGTTCTACTTTTTCCATAATGCTATTTAAACTATTTTTTGTATATATCAACAGCGAAAGGTTTTTTATCAACCTTCTCTTTCTCTAAGTACAGAGCAACCTCACGACGAGACATCTCCATATTCTCAGCAATGCGATTAACAATATCGTCTTCTTTGCTGTTCTCATCTTTAGGTTTTTTGATATAGTTAAGCTTGCGAAACTGAACTTTTGGAATCTGTGCCATCATCATATTATACCAATCTTGCTTTTCTGCATATGCCATCCAGTACCTATTAGTAGTTTCATTGATGATATAAGCTACTTCTGGTGAATGCATTGATAACCATCTCTGAATAAGAAATGGTACAAAGTCATTATCCTCTTCTAATGTTTCAGCTTCTTTCTGATAGAGGATATTTTTAAGATGATCAAATAGCATTAGAGAATTGCTGTCTTGCTGCAAGCCACAAAAATTTGATCACATAATTCGTAGAACAAAGTGCATACTTCATTTACAAAAACATTAATAGTCTCGTTATCCATATTGGTAGAATAAGCAAAAGGAGGAGCTTTTGGTCCCGCCTTAATATTAATTCCAAGATGACCCAAATTAGCTCCATTTACTTCATGGCTAATTGAAACACTGGCTTTGCCTTTTGGAATGATAATACCACCCGGACCTTTAAACTCTTTTAAGATGCGAATATCATCACCATCAACCTCCACAGGCAATCCAGTTAAGCGTTGTAGAATTCCGCCGACTTGTGTATTGAATAAACGCTGAAAACAAACACCACCAAAGCGATCAACATTAGGTAATTCCCAACAGAATTGAATAGCATCTTCACTATGAATAAAATCATTAGCCAGAACATCTTCAAGATCTACTAAATTTTCCTTAACATCCATGGAGCCACGAAAAGCTAGGATATTGCCTAATGGATATACATCTTTGCGAAAATAGCGGTAAGCAAAACGTTGATGAAGAAGAGAGCCGTCGTAGGTGGTGATATCAGAATTAAACATAGTGTAGGGGTGAATCTTTTATTGTATTAATATACATGGGGATAGATGGTAAATCAATGTATTGTCCGCTATAGCGCCAAAATACTTTTTCTTTTGCGGCGATACGCTCACAGATGCGGCTCCTAATGATTTGCGAATCTCTCATGGTAGGGCGCCAATCATTAACAAAATCTTTAGGAAATTTATCAATCTCAATAGAAAGATCTGTAGGTTTAAATCCGCGGCGAATTACTTCCTTTTTAACCTCCTCATGCCTCTTGTAAAGGTATAAGAGCTTGTTATACCAAAATGTCATATGTCCGGTTCCAAGTACTAATTGATCAGGCATTTTTGTCTTATAAACCCAATTATTCTTTACCAAGACACCAGGAATCATAAGCAATTCTACTTGCTCAGCTATAAGGTGTTGATCTACGAGGATTTCTGGTGGACATCCGCAATTGCATCTCATGGTACGAAGTATGTGGGTTTGGTGTTATATGAAAAATTATGTTCGTATGAATTTCCGTTAAGCTTGAATATTTTACGTTCTGGTAAAGGTACGTATCCATCTATTGGCGCTGATGAAAAGCCACCGTCAAAATTAATAAACAATGTATTATCAGATCGTGTGATATATAAGGTTTTTAGTTGGGTGTTATACATCCAACAAGCCCAGGTACCTTTAAAACGATTAAAAGCTTCAAAACCATGCCAATGTAAAAAGTAGGGAATTAAACTACTATCAACCTGATAATGATGCTCTTTTTCCTTGCCTTCTATGTTATGTATGGATCCTACTAACTCATTATAATTGGTTATAATTCCATTATGAGCTACGATCCAATCACCATATTCAAATGGATGGCTATGGATTGTAGAGAATGATCTACTATTTCCTGTAGGTGCACGAAGATGTCCTAAATATGAATCTGCCGCAAAATAAGGGCAATATCTAGTATCTTCAGTTTTTAATACAGTCATCTTATCTTTGTTGAAAAACAGGCCACTAAAGGCTGATGCTCCTCTGGTAAGATTTAATTTGTATTGCTTATTGAATTCTTTCTTGTCTGTCGATCTAAATATACCGCAAATAACGTTAGTCCTTTCTTTATTTAAGATTAAGAGGAGCGCCGCATTGAGAACATTGATTATGAGAGCTCTTATTTAAGTATAATGTATTGTGCTGAGTTTTGCAATATAAACATTTGACAATTTTATTAGATTCAAATGGGTACATACTTGACGGGCAAGGAAATGTTGTTTCGTTAGATCCATGCTCCTCTTTTAATTATATTTCTATCATATGAGCAAAGCGTTCATCCCATTGCATAAATAATCCGTTATTGTCTAATTCAGCCATATATTGATAAGAATAATTTTTCACTTTCTCTCCAAGCATCTGAATTAGCACTTTCACCACCAGAAGCATGTGTTACATGCATGGGAATGGTAGACATTGATAATCCTGCATTGTTTGCTTGAAGACAAAAATCTAGATCATAATGATGGAACTTGAATTTAGGATTAAACATAACACCTTTATCCATAAGGCGAGATTTCTTCATAGCTAAAAACAAACCATCCATGATAAGACAACGCTGGGGTGTAATGCCAAAATTAGTAGCAAATACTTTACCTGGTTGGTTTGGTACTTCATGATTCACGGCACCAGTCCAGCTGTCTCTTTCACTCATTAGATGCCACATGGCGGGTGGCTTTATAGAGATATTAGATGCTCCGGCAAGGCCTAAAATATCAAATCGCTCAAATCCTTCTTCTAACTTTTCAAGCCAGAAGATATCTTCAATAACCACGTCGTCGTGGACACACACCACATATTCTTTGGTGCTATTTAATATACCGTGATTATAAATATCAGAAAGACCAAGAGTATTATTATAAGCTACATAAGTCTGGTCGGCAAGCTTAGCTTTGCGCAAAAACTTAGCTAGCTTAGATGTACCCCAGAATTCATCGTGGGATTTTTTTGTAGCTGTGACAAAATAAACGTCGGTGCTTTTCATTGTATTCCGTACTTGGCCCAATCAATGTTGATTTTATATTTCATCGGGTCTTTAATACCGGCATTAATAAATCCTTGAATGCGATTGGAACATGCAACACATTCCCCACAAGAAGCAGGCATTACTGTATCGGATGAACTTTGAGGATCATAACAGGTCCATGTTTTATCGAAAGGTGTATTATTTGTTGACCCAAGTCTAATAATATCTTCTTTATTAAGATTCATTAGAGGTGCCTTAATTGTCACTGGATTCTTTCGATTCAAGTTCAATAAAGTATTAACAGATTGTAAAAACTCTGGAGATGCATCCCAATAACCACTTAATGTGTCTGCTTGCTGTGCCCCATAATATACCTCATCAGCTTCGGTGCTCTCTGCAAATCCCGCAGCAACTGAGAGCATAATCATATTACGATTGGGTACATAACTTAACGGTTGCGGGTCGCCGAGGACATCGCGTGCTTTTGGAACTGCATAATCACCATTAAGGAGTGCTGATTTCTTTAGATAGTCAAATACATGCTTTAAAGATATATTATGATTAATAACCTTATTGGGAATATCCTTTTGAAGTGAATCTACAATGTTTTGAGCTGCGGCACATTCAATGGAGTGCTTCTGCCCGTAAAAGTAATTTAAACAATATAATACTTCATCTTTCTTAAGATGCTTTTTAACTACATCATAAAGGAGCACTGTAGAGTCCAAACCACCACTAAATATAATAACCTTATTCATTGATGTATTATAATATTGTGAAAATACAATTTCAAGGGATAAATATAAATATTACTATGGCCAATTTAAAGCAAATTTTTCTCAATACTCTTAATGAAGCAGAAGCACCAGCCCCTGATGAAAGAGAATTCGATCAAGCAGAGGACGAAGCTGCCTTACAAAAGAGATTAGCTACTACAGAAACTGATCCAACAGCATTAGATGTAGATTCCGGTCCTGAGAATGTTGGTTATCATGCCGAAGTTGCAACAGCTCAAGCATGGCTTAGTGAAATTGATTCCTTTATTAAGTATTTGAACGATACACAAGAAGGTTCTATTAATGCACAGATTAATGTCCTTGACCGTGATAATAGTGTATTCAAAGGTATTGCATCCAGAACTTCTGATAAGTTTGCTCGTGTTTCAAGTGACCTTGCTGAACTTAAAGAAATCATTGCAGGTTTTATTATCTCTTCTGATCGTAAGGCAAAAACCATTAGAATGCAAGATTCTTTGGTTGTTTCACAGCTTCCTATCAATGAACAGGTTATTGAAAAACTTTCCCGTTATGGTTTTGAGGTAGTTGGTTTTAATGAAAAGAATTCCACATACTCTCTAACTCTTGAGGGTTATGACGATACTGTACTCCGTGCTGAAGTAAATGAAGAAGGTAATGTTAATGGTGAAAATGTTCAGCTTTATATTGAACGCATTACTTCCGAATATGAAATTGAGCCTATCATCATTGAAGAATCAGTGATTGAAGAAGATCTTGTCATGGATGAAAAGATCCTTAAACAGATTAAAGACATTGACGAGAAGCTTACTCATGGCTGGGATCAAGACTTATATTCAAAGCGTCGTGAATTGCTTGATAAAATGCAAAAGCCTTATATTGATGTTGCTAAAAGCTTAATGAACGACGGGGAATAGTCATCTATTCCTAGCTAGTGCTAGTTTCGCTTCATTGCCCGACTTAGCAAAGTTCAGTATTAACCTGTAAGGGACTTCATTAAGTCTTTTATCCATACAAAGTTCATTCATGTCTTTGTATTTATCCAATTCTTTTGGCCATATGAATATAGTTTCACCTCTATCAATGAGTTCAATGATCTTTTCGTATACTTCATCATTTTGATCTTGAATGGGATTATCCAAGACCCATATCTTCTGATAAAAACCGTCTAAAGATTGTAACTGTTCTCGTTGCTTCTGGGTGTATTGAATGCCTGCCATAGCTACCCCGTTAACTACGAAGAAAGAATCAATCGGCCCTTCAAAGATGAAGATATAAGGAACCGCTGATGATATATTATTGATTCCGCATATAGTTTTCTCTGAATTTATTTTGGAAATGTATTTAGCTGTGTCATCCTCTTTAAATAATAATCGAGTTTGGTAAAATAGGATTTCTTTGCCATCTGAGCTATAAAACGGAAATAATATTCGGTTTTTATGGGTACGATCCTTAAGGGATATGTAAATTGCTTTGGGTTTATTAACCGCGCGATGAATGCGTCGATCCTGAATATAAGCTAATGCCGTTTGTACCTTCTTATTACTTTTATAGAAGTCAATTTCTTGTTCATTAAAAAGATTAATAGCATCCTGTGGTAAACTAGGTACTATCCAAGGTGTTTCATCAACTCTAACCTTTTGGAAGAATCCAGTGCCTGAATCATCTCCATGTAAAGTCTTTGCTTCTTGGGCAATAGCTTTAATACTCATACCAGATACTAAGTGTATCCACCATAGAGCTGACCATGATTCACCGCAGTTAAAACAATTAAAACTATTACTTGCTGGATAATAATATAATCTCTTTTTGCGCAGCCAATGATTTCCTTCACGACAAATAGGGCAACTAGCATTATATTTCGTTCCAACCTTCTTAGGTTTGCCTGCATAATGGTAGAATTTTTCTAAAACATAATCTACAGGCAAATTAATGTCATTAAGTCCTCTCATTCTCTAAGTATAAATATCTACATGAAATATAGCGAGCTGATATTATACTATCAAGAGAATTTATTAACCGAAAAAGATGTTTCCCGAAGTCATATCGGTTTTGATGGTATTGGTAAAATGTCCCGTGCTGATACTAAGCACATGAATGTCACCACAACCAAGGATAAGAATGTATATCTTCCTTATAATGAATTACCACGTAGATTGAGCAATGCTGCTAACCAAGCACTAAAACGCGCCGAATATTTCAGAAACGGACGTAATGAACGTATTACACCCGAGCTTGCTAATGAAATTCTTATAAACTATGATGCAGGTTCCACAGCATCCCTGGAGGAAAACACCCCGAAACAATTAAACTCTAAATCTCCCATTTCTATAGTCAAGATTAATGGTAATTTTTATTTACAAGCATAATTATGGCAATATGTGACGCAAATCCTACTGCTGTTTTTAGTGGTATTCCATCTGAAGCCGGTTCCGGCCCTATTCCAGGATTTATGGACCTAATAAGTTCATGGCCTACAGCTATACCTTTAAATAATATATGGAGTGTTGAGTTTGAGGCTCCTACTAATACTTTAGATATTGATGAGCCAGTAGTTGTAGCTGATCAGTGGCAATTAAATGTTAGTGCCGCTCCGGTAGGTACTAAATCCGTGAATAAGACCTTTGGCTGGTATAAAACCAATATGTTAGCTAATTCTATTAAGATTGTAGGAGAGAGTGTTAAGCTTAATCGTGTAGGTTCCGCTAATTCTGAGGGGTATTTGCGTGGTTTAGTGTCACAAGGCCGTGAGGATTTCGGTTATTTGGATATAGCCTTTATTGAAACAAACATTTCTTTCGTGGATTTTGTATTGAGGCCTTGGTTAATAGCTGTTACTAAGGATAGTCTTATTGCTAGAAAGAATGATACTAAACGAGTTAATATCACTTGTACTATGTATGGTCTTGCTGGTAAAGACAAACCAGCAGTTCCTCGTAAGAAATTTATATTCTTTAATTCATTCCCTCAGTCTATAGATGGTGAAGAGTATAACTTTACTGATTCCGAAGTTAATCTGCGCAAAGCGTCCTTTGCTTTTACCCATTATGCTATGGTAAGCGTGTCTAATCCCGGAGCTTCTATGAAATGTAATGAATAATTACAAGGGTGAAGTCATTTAATAAAATTTGGATACCTTCTGCTGGAAAACTTTGTAAATTTGCAGAGATAACTCACCATCAGGAGAAAATCATCCTTAAAAGCCTGAGTCAGGGTAGTGGGGCTTATAGTAGCTTTCTTTATGCTTTGGGTGTTATTATGACAGAGAATTCCATTGAGGATTTGAAGTTTACCACTATTGATCGGCTTTTTTATGGTATATACACTAGAGCCTATTGCTTTGGTAATGATCTGGAGTATCAGGTTAAGTGTTCTTCTTGTAATCGCACGGTCAAGTATTCTTTAAATCTAAATGATGTTGTTAAGGCATTGGAATTTATCTCAAAAAAGTTTACTCATAAAATAATACTACCTAATAGTATGGAGGTACAGTTAGCAATTCCTGATATTGCTCGTGATATTGGTTTTAGGGAGTATATTGAGGCTGAGAAAGAAGACTATATGTTACTAGCAGCCATGGAGAACTCCTTATTCATTGAATATTGCAAGATCGCCGATAGTATTCTGCCTTTCCATTTGTATGAACCATCTCAGGCCTTAGATATCCTAGATGCTTTAGATCATGACGACTATCGTTTATTGATGATGAATATTGAAGAGTTTAAAAAAGCATCGTATGGTGTGGGTGGTGAATCAAAGTTATTAGAGTTAAACTGCATATGCACGCAAAATCTGATCAATTACGATCTAAGCCCTGCTTCCTTTGATAACTTCTTGGCTATGATTTATAATGGGAATCTAAATGATTTCTATAGTAAGGAACTGAACTATCGCCTAATGTTTCCTGGCTCGGATGTTAATGATCTGGCTCCCATTGAGCGTGATCTTCTAATAAACCTTAAGAACAGCATTAATCAACAAGCAGAGATGGAAGATTCAAAAGACGGTGAAATGGACTTAGCTGCCTTGTAAATACCTTTATGACCGAGAACAATGCTACATTCAATGATGCTATTAATCTTTTAAAGAAGAGCGCAGAAGCTCGTGGATATGATATTTGGATTCCTTCATTGAAGCAAGATGTTAAATTCAAGCCTTTAAGTACCCTCCATCATAAGAAATTTGTAAAGATCTTAATGGATACTAGCATGTTCAATACTGCTCTTAATTTGCATGTGTATGATATTATTAAACAAACGTGCTTAGATGATACTGTCAATGTGGATACTTTAGACATTTTCGATCGTATTGCTATTTGCTACGCCATCCGTAAGCATAACTTTAAGAAGAAGTATGTTATCTCCTTGGATGAGAAGGAAGATCGTGAAATATCCTTCACTTCATTACTGGCAAAGTTTAAAAAGGGCTATAAGCGGATTGAACCTGAGAGTGTAACCGAAGGAGATGTGACTATTAATGTTTCATTGCCCACTCTAAAACGTGAACGGGAGTTTGATAATTACATTTTCAATAAGCATCTGCAAAATTTTGATAAGAACAATAATGAGCAGCTGAATCAGATCTTTGCTGATCTAATGCTATTTGGAACTATTCAATACATTGATTCTATTCAGGTGGGGGAGACGTTAATTAATATTGATGGTATGCGTACTGATCAGAAAGTTGAACTGCTGAGCGCCTTTGATGCTATCCTTACTACAAAAATTTCAGCCTACATAAAGAAATGCAATGATCAGCGCGCGGCTCTTTGCTCTATTGATGTCTTAAATGGTAAAGATGAGGCTCAAACAGTTGAAATTAGCATAGACTCTAGTTTTTTCATAGATGAGTAGTGGACAAAGCATGCCGATGACTAAATATAGATAATGGCTGATTTTACTCAATTACTAGCAAACGCATTCGCAAAAGAATTTGGAG